AGCCTATCAGGTATGGCTTGCGCAGTCAGGAAACGCAGGAAAGACAGAAGCACAGTATATCCAGTCCATGAAAGGAGCTAAAGGAGACAAAGGAGATACAGGAGCGACAGGCCCACAGGGACCAACTGGAGCGACAGGAGCCACTGGAGCCACAGGTGCTACAGGTCCGCAGGGGGTGAAAGGCGATAAGGGAGACAAAGGAGATGCATTTGCGATTGCAAAGACATTCGCTTCCGTATCTGCAATGAATTCTGGCTTTTCAACGGACGGAGTGAAAGAAGGACAGTTCGTTATGATCGATACTGGAAATGTAAACGATGCAGATAACGCAAAGCTGTACGTGAAAGGAAAATCAGCCTATGCATATATCACTGATTTGTCTGGTGCGACCGGTATGACAGGACCACAGGGACCGAAAGGCGATAAGGGAGCAACTGGAGATAAGGGAGCAACCGGAGCGACTGGAACAAGAGGAAGCCGCTGGAATGCAGGAACTGCAATCACCGGAACAAGTACAACGGCGACAATCTTTTCCGGATCAGGAATCACAGATGCACTGGTGAATGATATGTATCTGAATACATCCACAGGCAATACGTATCGTTGTACTGTTGCAGGAGCAGCGGCAGCAGCTAAGTGGGTATACGTAGGAAGTTTAAAAGGAACAACCGGTGCACAGGGGGCAAAAGGAGATACTGGAGCAACTGGTCCACAGGGCGCAACTGGAGCGACAGGAGCCACCGGAGCAGCAGGCAAAGATGGAGAAACCCCAACATTTAAAATCCAGAACGGTCATTTAATTGCAGTATATGCAAACTAGGAGGAGATACAATGGCAACAAGACAGATTGATTTAGGACAGGTCGTAGGACCTACAGGAGCCACAGGAACAAGAGGAAGCCGTTGGACACAGGGAACTGCAATCACCGGAACAAGTACAACGGCGACAATCTTTTCCGGATCAGGAATCACAGACGCCATTGTAAATGATAACTATCTGAACACATCAACAGGAAATACATACCGGTGTACAGTTGGCGGTGCTGCATCTGTAGCAAAATGGGTGTATACCGGAAACCTGAAAGGCCCACAGGGCGCAAAAGGCGCAACCGGACCGCAGGGACCAACCGGTGCGACTGGAGCGACCGGAGCAACCGGACCGAAAGGAGACACGGGACCAACTGGTCCCGCCGGTCCGCAAGGTCCGACAGGGACTGTAGATGCAAATGCTCAGGTAGCATTTACAACGGCAAGTACAAGAGAAAATATCATAAGCAATGAGAAATTCGGGACGATACTTGGAAAAATCGCAAAGTACTTTAAAGATCTCGGTACGTCTGCATTCCGATCAGTAGCCAATAACCTGACAACAGCATCAGCCGGAAGTACTGTTCTGGATGGATACCAGGGAAAGGTACTGGATGGAAAGAAACTGAATAATGCGAATGTGATCAATAATCTTCTTACAACAGAAGCAGGATATGCACTGGATGCAAGACAGGGAAAGGCACTTGAAGATGAGATTACTGAGTTAAATGGCAAATCATATGAGCTGATCAAAGTCAGCGATAACAGATATGTGAAGAAATACGCAGATGGACGCTTTGAAGCATATGGCCATGTAGCAATCACGGATCTCGTATTTGCAAATCAGATTGGAACAAGCGGTGTCTATTACGCTCAATATCAGAATCTGAATATTGGGATTACTGCTAAAACCATTTCATCCGTACAACACACAGCGAATAACTCTGGTGTTGTATGGACTGGCAATGCATCTGCGTCGGGGATCGCCATGAAAGGGACTATCTTGCAATATGGTTCGACCTCCAGATCAACAGATATTAATTATGATGTGAAGGGTACTTGGAAATAATTACTTCTTGGTATACCTCAGAGTAATACTTCCGGAATATGTGGACCAGTTTGCTCCGGTCGATACAATAACCGTTGCGCCGTTACTTGTAATCCTTACACCTATGGAATTTGCCACAGCTCTAGGATCCACATACGGAATTGGATAGCTTGCACCGGAATTGAATGCAAAACTATTTTCCATATCAACCCAGACATAATCAGCACCAGTAATACCTGTGCTTATAGATTTCATTGTATTATTCGGTAATGCTCCGGCAGATATCATTTTCTGATAGATGGGCTTTGAATTAAGGTACTGTCCTGTGAATGTTTCAGAAATTCCAAATCCTAAAGTAGTGGCATCCACCTTCTTCTCTAATTTGCCATTTAACGCAGTTCCTTTTGTTATACTGAAAGCAAAAAGGAGCAGGAAGAATGGAAAAGAAAATTATGGAGATCTTAAGGAGAATGCAGGGAGTTCTACAGGAAAAACAGCAGAAAGAGCTACAAAATGTTCTTATGATTGTTTTGGCAGGCTGTAAAATTGTGGAGGAAACATCGGTAAAGGCTGTCAGTAATGAATGGATGACAGATCTGCAAGACTTTCTGATGAGTAAGTCACTGGGCGGTAAGTCACCTGAGACAGTAAAGCGGTATCAATACGAACTGCAACGGCTGTTATCTTATATTGATAAAGAAGTAGCACAGATTACTGCCGGAGATATCTCACAGTATATGAGAGCCTATAAAGCAATTAGAAAAGTGTCAAACCAGACATTGAAAAATGTGAGGGCGGTATACAGCAGCTTCTTCGGTTGGCTACGGGATCGGAACAGAATCCGATTAAATCCAATGATTATGGTGGAAGAGATTAAAGTTGAGACAATAATTAAGAAGCCTTTTTCGGATGAAGAACGAGAAAAATTGTTGAGAGAATGCGATACGATTAGAGACAAGGCTATGGTGGAATTCTTGTATTCTACAGCGGTCAGGGTATCGGAATTATCAAGAATCAATCGTGAAGACGTTCAGTTTGCCAGCAGAGATCTGGTTGTATATGGAAAAGGCGGGAAAGAAAGGAGAGTGTACATCAATGAAAAGACGAACCTATACTTGAAAGAATATTTACAAGGACGGACAGATACAGATCCGGCGCTGTTCGTATCGTTAAAGGGTGGTCATGAACGTCTGTCAAAGTCTGGGATCGAGGATATTATAAGAAGAATTGGAAAAAGAGCCAATGTGGAGAAGGCTCATCCTCATAGATTTCGGCGGACAGCATTGACCAATGCGTTGAATCGTGGAATGCCACTTCAAGAAGCAATGATTTTAGCGGGACATTCCAAGCCGGAAACAACAATGAGGTATTGCACGGTGGATCAGGAAGCTGTTCAGTATCATCATAAAAAATATTTAAGCGCATAGCAGTAAGAAAAATAGAGATTGAAAAACGCTTGGCAATAGTCAGGTGTTATTTTTGTACAATTTTTTATTGAGAAGAAAAGAGGTGGAGTTCTTAATTAAATGGCAAAAGAGTAAAGGCGGCTGTATATAGGAACTCAGGGCCATACAACATTGCGTCAAATGGCAGTCGCTTCCAAGGTACAGATTTTGGTGCCAAAGTATATGATGATATCGGATTAAAATATACCTATGATAATACAAACTATTTACATTATTTTACAGTTCCTGAAGATGGCATCTATTTAATTCATGCACTTATAAACTTTACTGATGGAGTCAGTAAATCGATGTCTCTCTATGGAAGGATAGAGCGAAATGGCAACGAACAATCTCGACAGCCAAAAACCATTGGAGGTTATGCTGGGGCAAATTATATATTTTTGTATCCTTTCAGTGCCGGTGATACTTTACGATTTACGTTATGTCAGAGTTCAGGATCTACAATCAAAACTTCTGGTGATTGCAGACTGAATATTGTCAAGATCTGACAGTTATTTTATTTCCATTGTCCAATAGCCAGCCAATTGCATTCTGCACCAGTTACCGCAGACATACTTGTAGTTCTCGCATATACATATGCTTTTGAGACGCTGTTGACATTCGTTGATATGAGAAAGGCTGGGAGTGTACTTCCAGAATATTTAGCTGTTGCAATCAATGTATATGATGTATTTGCAAATGTTTTTGGGAAATTGATTGTAGCAAATCCTTTTCCTCCAGATGCTTCACCTGGAAATCTAGCTGTTCCCCACTGAATAAGGAGACCGTTGCCGTATTTCATATAGTTGCTTCCAAAGTCAACTATAGATTTGCCATTTAATTAAGAACTCCACAGAAGGGAGAAATATGAACATTCTTTTTTTAGATCAGAAAGATCCGGTTATCGGAAATGTAACAGTGCAGGATCCACATCATGTATTGATTGAGAATACAGAAAAGAATCTGTCCGGTTTTCATCTTGTGACAGATGAAGGAAATGTATATGGAAAATACGATAACTTTACAACTCTTTACAGAGAACAGGGGGAAGGATATATCTTGTCCGATGATGGCAGTGTATATGTAGAGCCAGAACCTGAACCAGAGCCAGAACCGTATGTGCCAACACTGGAAGAAGTGCAGGAAGAAAAGGTCAGTGAAATGAACACTGCACAGCAGAGCGTGATTGCTGAGGGTGTAAACGTAACACTTACGGATGGAAGTGTAGAGCATTTCACATTAACTGAACATGATCAGACAAGCCTTGTAGGATTACAGGGACAGGTGGCAGCAGGAGAAGAAAATATTCCGTGGCATACATCAGATGAGGAAGAACACTGTAAGTTTTACAGTAATGCAGATATGGCACGAATCACGACCACGGCAATGTCTCACGTTACATGGCATGTAACTTACTTCAGAGATTTGAGAATTTACATTAGATCACTGGAAGACAAAGAAGAAGTTGAAAAAGTCACTTATGGAATGGATATTCCTGTAGAATATCAGTCTGAGCCGTTAAAAGCGATGATCGCGGCTCAGTCTGTATGAGATGGCTAAGACCGCTGATTCTGTTTGGAATTGGCGGTTTTCTGTATGTGCTGATTGAACTTTTCACAAGAGGACGAAGTCACTGGTCCATGTTTCTGGTTGGAGGGATGGCGTTTTATCTGATCGGATGTATTAATGAGTATACACGAAGAGATCTTGCAATGCGCTGGCAGATGGCAGCAGGAGCTATCATCATAACGTTATTGGAACTGATTGCCGGGATTATTGTGAATATCATATTAGGATGGAATGTGTGGGATTATAGTAATTTGCCTGGAAACTTATTAGGGCAGATTTGTCCACAGTTTACAGTATTATGGTTTCTCCTTTCAGCGGTAGCGGTGTACCTGGATGATTGGATCAGATGGTTATTGTGGGGAGAAGAGAGACCAAAATATAAATTTTAAAGAAAGAAGTATGGCTATGGAAACAATTATTTCAGCCTGCATCTCAGCAGGCGTAACGCTAGTGATTTGTCTACTGAACAATCACGGACAGCAGGAAAAGACAAGAGCTCTTATGGAATACAAGTTGGATGAGCTGACAAAAAGAGTAGATAAGCACAACAATGTAGTTGAGCGAACATACAGTATTGAAAAGAGACTTTCTGTTCAGGAGGAACAGATCAGAGTAGCAAACCATAGAATTAGTGATTTGGAGGGAATTGAACATGAACATTGAAACATTAATGCAGTACATGAGTTACATTTTGGCAGGAATCGGAGTGCTGGCTTTCTTGGTCAGCGTGATCGTGCAGACAATCAAGGAGATGCCGGCACTGAAGAAGGTACAGACGAATGTTGTGGCACTGATTACATCTCTGATCCTGACACCAGTAGCAGTAATCGTCTTGTGTACTTATTATCAGATAGTAATTGAGTGGTATTACATTTTTGCATCATTCATTGCTGCATTCATCGTCTATTTAGTGAGTACTGGTGGCTGGGAGAGAGTGACAGAGATGTGGAACAGAAACGCATATAAGAAAAAGTAGAATTGCACCAGTGCAAGAAAGGAGAATATTATGACAGAACAGACGGTAAAAGAAATTATTAAGAGTTTCGCCTACGGACTTTCAGCAAAGGAAATCTCTGATAACGAAGGGACTTCACTGGAAACTATGGAGAAATTTGCAGAGGAACACGCAGCGGAGATTGAGCAGAAGAAAGCAGAACTGAAAGAAGGTGGATGGTATGAGTAATCTGATTATTGACGTATCTTATCATAATGGAGTTATCAACTGGGAAAGAGTCAAGGCGTCAGGTTGTGCCGGAGCTATTCTTAGATGTGGTTACGGAGACGATATCGCATCACAGGATGATAAACAGTGGATCCGCAACCTTGCAGAGTGCGAAAGACTTGGAATCCCGGTAGGAGTCTATCTGTACAGCTACGCAACTTGTGACAGACAGGCACAGAGCGAGCTTGCTCACATTTTAAGACTGATTAAAGGTCATACCTTCCAGTTACCTATCTTCATTGATGTTGAGGAACCAGGCACACAGGGATACGCACCTAAATGCTGTGAGATTGTCTGCGAAGGACTTAAAGCAGCTGGATATACTCCGGGAATCTACGCGTCACTGAGTTGGTTCAACAACTATCTCGGCAATGTACGTGGAAAATATGTTGAGTGGATGGCAAGATACAAGAATCTTCCGGAGGATACTTACAATGGTCAGTATGCGATTTGGCAGTATTCTTCTGATGGACAGGTAGATGGAGTTAGTGGAAGAGTTGATGTCAACCATTGCTATATTGAGTTTGGAGGAAGCGTTCAGCCTGTCACACCTTCTGTCAAGCCAGCACCAGCTGAAAAGAAAGATTTAGGACAGGTCGATATCACATATCAGGCTTTCACAGATAAGTGGTGGCCGGCAGTAACAAACAAAGCGGACTGGGCTGGCAAAGGTGATGATGTTCCAATCAAGTGGCTTGCCATCAAGGTAAGCAAGGGAAGTATCCGGGCGCGTGTCTATACACAGGCTAACGGATGGCTTCCATATCTGACATTCGGCAACAGCTATGATCTAAACGACAAGAAGAATGGAATCCTCGGAGACGGTTCAGAGATTCTCGCAGTTGAACTGTACTACATTACACCGGAAGGATATGAGTACCAGATGGTTCACTATAGAGTTTCTGTCCGGAATAACAAGAACTTCTACGCAGATCAGGTCGATACACTGAAAGCAAGTGGCATGGACGGATTTGCCGGAGATAAGAAGAGATTCATTGACAAGTTCCAGGCTTGGGTTGAATAATTGAAAAATGAACCATACCGTGCTATACTTAACTTGTTCAGGGAAAAGCATAACTGGCCGAAGCGATCATTATGGTTTCGGATAGATCCCCCGGAGTAAATGACTCCGGGGGATTGAATATTGTATCATCTATTTT